GGGGAGGTTAAGAGTGGCAGTTTCAGAATGTCAAGACGCGTTTTTTGGAACGTATATTGAGGAAAGTTTTAAAAATGGAATTAACGTTTTTGATTTATCAGGAACAGCGTTAATGGACAACATATTGGCAAATGTAAGACAGTCAATTGGAAATGACGTTACTAAATTAGCATGGCACGGTGACACAACAGCAGGGTCAGATTGTTATTCAAGTTTAGACGGTTGGTGGAAACTATTAAAAGCAGACGCAACGGTTGATGGTAACAAAACAGCAATTGCAAATTCAGGTGCATGGACGGCAGGTGATGGAATTATTGCATTACGTGCAATGTATGCAGACGCACCCGCAGCATTACAGGGTGTGCCAACAAACGAAAAGAAATTTTTTGTTTCACCAACAATTTACAACGATTATTTAACGTCAATTGAGGGTGTGAGTTCAGACGCAGCATACACAGCATTGAAAGCAGGTGGGAATGTAACATTCAGAGGAATTGAAGTTGTGCCAATGCACACATGGGATGAGGCGGCAGCAACATTATCGTTAACTGACGATATCATGGCATGTTACACAGCGTTAAAAAACCTAGTGGTTGGAACAGACACAAACGACCCACAGGGTGAAATGAAAATGTTTTATGATGATTTAACTGAAAAAGTTTATGTTAGAAGTTATTTCAAAATGGGCGTGAATTTCTTATATGACAGCACGGTGCAAATCGGATATTAATAAATTATTAACCATAAAAAAATAAAATAAAATGGCAGGAATTACAAGAGGACATGACGTTATTTGTTGCGACAGGAACAGACGTGGTGGTATTAAAAAAATATGGTTGACAAATACAGATGACATTGCTTCATTCACAGTTGGTTCGGCACATGATTACAGTGCGGTGACAATGACGGGTGGTGCGTTATTTTATGTTTGGGAATTTGAAAGAGGTTCGGCAGGTTTCACATCAAGTGCAACACGTGAAAACGGTTCAACATTAATGGAGGTTTCTTTGGAGTTTTATATTCCAAAAATTACAGGAGTTGTAAATGAGGATTTAATGATGTTGGCAACGTCATGTGGTATCACAGCAATTATTGAAACATATGCAGACGATTGTGCAGACCCAGCAGTAACATACATGTTTGTTTTAGGATGGGACGAAATATTTGAGGAAACAGCATACATGGAGTTTACATCAGGTGAGCAGGGAACAGGAACAGGATTACAAACAGCAAACGGGACAGCAATTACATTAACGTGTCAACAGGGAGAATACCCAAGAGAATATTCAGGAACACAGGCGTCAATACCTGTATAATAGTTCACTGAATATCGTTGATTGATTGACAGTTGTTCGGTATTTAACAATTGATTGGTGATAGTTTTCGGATTATCACCAATTTTTGTTTAATTTAAAAAGTATATTTGAAAAAAAATTATCACAATGGCATATAAATTAAAAAAAGCAATTGCAGGTTCAAAATCATTTCGTTGGGGTTTACCATTAAGAAAATATGAAACACGTGGAATTACACAACAAACATTAAAAAAGTTGTATGACAAAGGTTGTGAGTTAGTTGTGGAGGTAAATGATAAACCAAAAAAGGTAAAAACGAATGAAAGCAAAGCAAAGAAAACAGACGGCACAACAGATTAAAGACGCAGCGTCCAAAATTGGTTTTACCAAATTTGATGTTTTAAACTTATCTGTCCCGTCTAGTATTGACGAAATTACATCCAACAATGTTTCAAATGAACCATACGTTCCATTTGGTGCAAACAATTTGTTTCCTGAATTTTTGGCGGAAATAACACGAAAATCACCAACACACAGAGCAATATTGGGTCAGAAAAAAATATTGTCTGTTGGTAAAGAATTTCAAGCAGAGGACGAAAGGTTAATGAGGTTTGTGGATGACGTAAACACGGGTGAAAGTTTACGTGATATTTATGGACGTTTAATGTTTGATTATTACACGTTTGGAAATTCTTATTTGGAAATTGTGAAACACAAAGGTGGTATTAATTTGTATCACATAGACGCAACAAAATGCAGGATTTCAAAAAACCATGAACACGTTTACATCCATCCTGATTGGACAAATTACACGTCATCAAAAAAAGACCAAGTGATAATTCCAATGTTTCCAAACTTTGAAAACAACAGGTCAATTATGCATTTCAAAGATTATGAACCAACGTTTAATTATTATGGTTTGCCTGATTTTGTTTCCGCATTGCGTTGGTTAAATATTGACCATCTTTTGCAGCAATACAACAACACAAAATTGGAACAGAATTTTATGCCATCAGCAATTGTTGAGATTAATGGTGACATGGGACAGGATGAGGCAGAGGAATTGGTGAAAGAGGCACAACAAAAATGGACGGGTCAGGGCAACAATTCAAAGATTTTATTTTTAGTAAAAAACGGTGACAGTAAACCCGCAAACATCACAATGTTAAATGACACCGCAGACGGTTCATTTATGGATTTACAAAAATTAACATCACAAAATATTATTACAGCACACAGGTGGCAACCCGCAATGTCAGGGATTATGTCGGTCAGCAAATTAAACAACACAGGAAATGAAATACGTGTTGCGTGGGAAATGGTGATGGGAACAATTATCAAAGATGTTGAGGGAATTATTTTGTCAAAAATAAGAATGTTAATAAATGAGTTCATGCCGTTTAATGCAGACGATTTGGAAATTGTTTATGAACCACCAATTAGTTATTTGGCAGACATTCAAGCGTCATCAATTTTAACATTAAATGAACAACGTGTGATGTTAGGTTTTGACCCATTGGATGAGGGTGGTGATATTATATTAACAGCGAAAACAAATAAATAATGGCAATACAAAATAACTACATGGCAGACGCACCGTTTATGACCGCAACAGAGGTTATTGCAAAAGTGTTTACCAACCAAAATACAGACACATCATTAATTACAAATGAAATTTTAAGAGTGGCAGAAATTGCACACATTATTGAGCCATTGGGATTTGATTTTTTTGTGCATTTAAAAGACGCATTTCAAAATGGAACAGAAACCGCAGAGGAAATTGTTTTGATGGACGATTGGATTAAACCAACATTGGCACAATTTACAAAATTTGAGTTAATATTGGAAATACAAAATCAAAGCACGTCAAGTGGTATTGTCGGGAACATTCCCGAATTTGCAAGTTTAGTCAATGCGTCAGATTTAAACGTTTACAAACAGGACACATACCGTAAAGGCAAAGTGTTAAAAGAACAAATGGAAAAATTTTTAAATAAAAATGTGGACGAATTTCCTGAATTTAAAAATCAGAGCAGTGGTTTATGCAATTCAAGTTCAGGGACAATAAAGACACATGGAATGATAATATATTAATATGCCGTTACCAACACCAAAAATTGACGAAAAAAAATCTGAATTTATCAGTCGGTGCATTGTTGATTTAACAGCAAAGGAGGAATTTCCCAACGTAGCACAGAGAATTGCGGTTTGCAATTCACAATGGGACAGAGATAAAAAACCAAAAAATAATTGTGCAACATTTAAAACAACAAAAAAATAAAAGACAATGAGTAATTTACACAAAGATTTACCAAACGACCAAATACATGAACCCAAAGATTTTGCGGGTGCAGCAAATTCAACAAAGTTAACAAAAAATGCGTCAGGAAATTTGGAATGGGTTGCGGACACAGGTGGTGGTGGTTTAGTCACATCATTAACAACAACAGGAACATCAGGTGCGTCAACATTAAGTGGAACGGGTGTTTTAAATATTCCAATTTATTCACCCGACACAAACACTGTTGAGTTATCACAAAACATTGAGGGTTATGGTTCAATTGCAACAGGAACCGAATGGGGTTTGTCAAATGCACAATACAACAGTGAACACAAATTCACAGTAAATTTAGGGTCACCCGCAATTACAACAATAACACCAAAAAACATGGTGTCAACATCCGTGTGGGTTAGTCCACAGGACGATTACAATTTGAGGTCATGGGTTGGTTGGATTTTTGGAACAGGTGGCACAATTCAATTATCATTGTTACATGTTCATTTTCAATGTCCCGTTCCATCAGAGGAATATCCCGCAACACTAAATGTTTGCAGAAAGGCAACGACAACATTAGCATTAACAGGAAACACAACACCTTTGTGTTGGAATATTAACGAATTTTTAACATGTGAGGGGTTTACATCAACAATTCAAACAAATGATGTTTTATTAATAACGGCATATGTGTTGGAGGGTGAGGAATGTAATTTTAATTTAAACTGTAATTATTTATTAAATAAAGTAATAACACCATAAAAAAATGTTTAAAATGTATGGAATAACAGAACGAATATGTCCAATGACAATAATGTTAAATGTAGGTGCAATTGGATTAAGTATGACAGAGGTGGAAATTGGGTTGAAAATTATTTCATATGCAACGGCAATAATTTGGACGTCAATAAAAATTGCAAAAGAAGTAAAGACGTGGAATGATAAAAATAAATCATAATGGCAAAACGTGCAACGTTTATATTTAGAGCAAACAAACAAAAAAAACGAAAGGGTGTCCATGCAAAATCAAAAACATCTAAAAATAAAGGTGCAGACAATTACAAAAAACCGCGAAATTCAGGCGGGAATTAAAACAAAATCATAATGGCAAATTACAAATATTTGGTTATTCATTGCACAGCAACAAAAGAGGGTGTGAATATTAAACCCGAACAAATAAAAGAATGGCACATGGGTGAAAATGGACGTGGTTGGTCACGTGTGGGTTATTCTGATTTAATAACATTGGACGGTGCATTACATAACATGCATTTTGCAAAAGGTTCAAACCCGTATGACGATTTTGTTGAACACAGTGAAATGACATGGGGTGTGAAAGGCATAAACAAATATTCAAAACACGTTTGTTATGTTGGTGGTTTGGATGACAACAAAGACCCAAAAAACACCATGACAACAGAGCAAAAATACACATTGGAAATTTATTTAAAACATGAAATTTTGCGTCATCCTGATTTATTAATTGCAGGACACAACCAATTTTCAAACAAATCATGTCCATGTTTTTTTGTTCCAAATTTATGCAGGGACATTGGCATTGAAAAAAAGAATATTTATTTTGAAAACCCAAACAATTATGGCGTTGGAATTTAAAAATTATATTAAATCAAAAAGGTTTGCAATGATTGTTTACGTTATGTGTGCATGGGTTATTTTTGGTGTGATGGGAATTATTTATGGTGCGGACATGGGTGGTTTGGCGGCATATTTCGCAGCATTATCACCGTTTGTAATTGGTTACATATACGGTGAAACAAAGCGTCCAAGTAAATACAAACCAAAATGCAAAAATTAATAATTATATTTTCATGCGTTTTATTTTTCTCATCATGTTGCACAACCCGTTTATGTGAAATTGAAAGGGCGGAAAAAAAGATTGCAAAATTAACTGATAAATTTCCTGAATTATTACAAAATGACACCATTGTTGTTTCGGACACATTAACAATTGAAACAATTAAGGCAGACACCGCATTTGTTTCAACAAATACAAATGACACGGTTGTTATTACAAACGACAGGGTCACAATAAAATACATTAAAAAAGACAGTTTGATTTATATTGAGGGTGAATGTGTTGGTGACACGGTTGTGGTTACAAAAGAAATTCCCGTTGAAACTGTTGTTGTTAGGGAGTTGACATGGGCGGAACGTGCAAAAGAATACACATATTTTATGTTTGCAATTGCGGCATTATTATTGGTGGTGCGTGTATTTTTTAAGGACGTTTTCAAAGTATTTAACATATTCAAATAATTTTGAGTGAGGAAACCAAATATTTAAAACAGTTCAGGCCACATTGGAATGGTGTTTTGCAGACACTAATAAAACGGTTCCGCGAGTTACCCGAAACCATCCAAATCAAATCATTAAAAAAAATCATTGAGTTTGCACAACAGGGTGACGAAACATCAATTGAGGAAACAAAAAGCAACAAAATAATACAGTCACCAAAATCATTGCGAATTAAAACGTTGGACGATTTAATTTCAGTTTGTCAAATAGACATGGAGGTTTGGGATGTTGAACGTTACATTGTCAATAAATGGGAGGTTGGTTCACAGGTTGATGGTCAGATTTTGGTTGAACCATTATTTCAAGTCAAAGCATGGTTGAAAAAAAATCAACAGGTTTCAGAAATGAACAGGTTGAGAATTGAAATGC